TTCATTTCTAGAAATTCTTCGACGTCAGCATGCCAAGGTTCGAGATAGACTGCAAAGGCTCCTTTTCTCTTACCACCTTGGTTAACGTAACGTGCTGTCTCGTTCAGTACCTTGATCATGGGCACGACCCCGTCTGACTTGCCACCAGTACCGCCAATTAGGGCTCCAGCTGCGCGCAAATTGTGGATGTGAAGACCGATGCCTCCAGCCCACTTTGAAATATTGGCAATCTGCTTGTAGGTCTCAAAGATGCCGTCGATTGAGTCGTCAGCGAGGTTTTGCAAAAAACAGGATGCCATTTGGCTGCGCGTGGTGCCAGCATTGAAAAGAGTCGGGGTGGCATGAATGTAAAGGCCCTTGCTTAAACTGTCGTAGCATTGCAGCGCTGCCGAAATATCAGTGCCGTGAATGCCTAGAGCCACTCTCATCCACATGAACTGAGGAGTCTCGGCAATTTCTCCATCAATCGATTTGAGATAGCCCCTCTTGAGGGTCAGAAGGCCGAAATAGTCAAAATTATTGTCTCGATCGTGCACGATAGCGCGGTCAATCAGTTCCGCCTTTTTACGATTAGAGACTATCTGAACTAATTCGTCCGAAACCAGCGGAGTGTGCAGGCCGGTATCTGGATTGACAAAATCGTAGAGCCTTCCAACATTTTCACTAAAAGACACCGGAATGGACTTGCGCCAACGTGTCATGATAACCCTTGCAGCCAAGATTGAATAGTCTGGATGTACTGTGACCATTCTGGCAGCTTCCTGCGCGATAATTTCATCGATCTGTGCTGTCGTGATGCCGTCCACGACTGACTCGGCCACGCGTCGTGTCACTTCCGTTGGGACTACGTAATCTTTGTTGAGGTCTCTGCACTGACGCTTGATGCGCTGGGTAATCTTGTCAAACTTGATTTCTTCTCTTGTATCGTTGCTTTTTACTACATACTGTTTCATTTAAAATTCACCGTCCCACGTCAGTGCCTGAGATTCTCCAGACTTCACATTGGCTTTTGCATATTCGCTCACACGCCTCTCAAAAAAGTTGGTCTTGCCTTCCAATCCCAGCATTTCCATCCAGGGAAACGGATTGGCTGAGTTGTAGATCTTAGCGTATCCCAGATCGACCAACAATTGATCTGCCACAAATTCGATGTACTGACTCATTGCGTCGGAGTTCATACCGATAAGACTGACTGGTAGCGCTTCACAGACAAAGTTCTTTTCGATATCAACTGCCTCAGACACAATCTGGTGGACCTCCTCTGTTGACAGTTTTTCAAAAATGTGGTTTTTGTAAATTGTCACGGCAAAGTCGGTATGAGACGCCTCGTCGCGAGAAATCAACTCATTGGAAAAGGTCAACCCCTTGAGGCCCTTGTTGCGATGTTTGAGCCAGAAGATGGAACAGAAGGAGCCCGAAAAAAAGATGCCTTCTACGCATGCAAAAGCAATCACGCGACGGACAAAAGAATCGGAAGAATCAATCCATTTGAGAGCCCACTGCGCCTTTTCGCCCACCGTTGGAATGGTATCGATGGCCCTCAACAGCTTGATCTTCTCGTTCTGATCAGAGACATATGTGTCAATCAAAAGTGAATAGGTCTCGCTATGAATAGTTTCCATGGCAGCCTGAAACGTATACGCTGCACGAGCCTCTGGGTACTGTACTTCATTGGCAAACCGATAGCATAGATTCTCGTTGACAATGCCGTCAGAGGCCGCAAAGAAAGCCAGTACATGCTTGATAAAGTGTCGCTCGTCATCGCTCAGCTTTTGCCAGTCTCGCAAGTCTTCGCTCAGATCAATTTCTTCTGCGGTCCAAAAGCTGGCTTCCTGCCGCTTAAATTCTGCCCACAGATCGTTATGTACAATCGGATAAATGACAAATCTGTCAGGATTAGGTTGCAAAATTGGTTCCATCAGAAACTCTCCTCTCTCTCCATTTCTTTCACTTCTTTCCACTTTTTAAGCAGGGCGGCTTTCGCCTCGCTATTCGAAGCCGCTGTGGCTTCATTGAGTGACATGCTATTTTCGTCCAGAATGCCAAAAGATGACATTGATGTGTCGATAGTGATCGGAAACACAATGCCGTCTCGGCCAGCTCGATTTTTGGCGATGAACAGACGACCCACGCCGGTGGCCTTCTCAGAAGCCTTACGGGACAGGCTGATAACGACATCGGCGACCATGGCCTTGCCATAAGCCTCAGACATGTTTTCCAGTCCCACGATATCTGACTGTGCACTGTCTCGATTGGCTTGCGATGCTGTCCAGACTGGAATGTCCATCTCCATGGCCATATTGCGAAGCTCTTCATAGATGAGCTTGAGCTCGTGTCGCAGACTGTCATAGGACTTGGTGGACTTCATAATGTCAGCATAGTCAATGATGATCACATTGGGCTTAAAGCCCTTGAGAGACAGCTTCTCGATGTGATTGCGCAGCGTGACGACTGAGGCAGACCCGGTCGGATATTCTTTGATAATCAGGCGGCCTAGTTCTTTGTCCTGGTACACTTCCTTGACCATATCTTTATTATCTTGCACATCATTGCTTGGAATGCCACAGAGGTTTGAATCGTACCTAATTCCGACCGCTGTTTCAGTCAGCTCAAAGGTATAGTGCAGCACATTTTTTCCTGCGCGCATTGCATTGGCGCCAATGTTGACAAGCCAATGACTTTTTCCAACGCCCGTATTTGCCGTGACCACTCCGATTTCGCCGCGACCCAAACCGCCTTTAAAAATGTCCTTCTTGTCCAGCCTAGGAAAGCCAGTAGGCACAGCATTGCGATTAATCTTGACAAAGCGTGCTTCAATGTCTTCGAAAAAATCATGGCCACTTGAATTTTGCATGCCGATAGAAACAGCATTTTTCATCAGGTCAATGACTTCTTCGAAGTTTTCGCCTTGAATCAGATCAACGGACTTTTCCAGAGCGCCTTTGAAAGCCTGACGCTTACAAAAATCCAGCGTTTTGTCCTTGACATATCCGATATCACCCGGATTCGGATTGGCCTTGACGCGCAGCAAAAACTCGATGATCTGGTCTCGAATGATGTCATCGCCGACGTCTGACAGTTCTTCTTTGATGACTTGGACCAACAAACCCAGCGTCGGAAAGCAGCGATACTTGTCGTAATAAGAAAAGTACTTCTCCGTCAGAAACCTGAGATAGTCGGTGTCAAAAAAGTTGGGCCTCATCACCTCAACCATCTGAGCGGCCCATGGCTTGTCGGTCACTAGGCCCTGAAATATCTTTTCTTGAAAATTTTTGCCGTAGCGTGAAAAGTGATGGACTTCGTTGGAATTTTCGATGATCTGTTTGAGAAATTGGTTCTGGATGCTCACCGATACCTCACGGAATTGATTGCGGTAAAGTGGCGGTCGACGTCAAAGTTCAGCATGCCTTGCTGTGACATCAAGCGCAGTAATGACATTTTATCAGATTTTCCTGTATTTTCAAGCTGGCCATTGATTTTTTGAATTTGATCTGCGGACAGGCTTGAGGTGTCCAGGTGCATCAATTTCCAATTCTTCTTGGCCAATTCTTTGCTTTCTGAGATGGCTTTAATCGTCTTGCTCCTTTTTTGCTTTGCCAGCTCTGTTGCCTGCTCGACCAGTTGCTCGCAGGATATAAATTCATCTCCAGCTAGATCTGTAAACCACTTTGATATATTTTTGAATCCTGCGCCTTTTACTCCAGAAACATTGTCGCTATTGTCTCCCACAAAGCAGCGAGCTGTCACAAAGTTAGTAGGGCTGATTCCAAATTTTTCTATCACTGTCTGCTTGTCTATAATTTTTTTCTGGCCGGGAGAATATTGAACTACATGATCCCCTATGAGCTGGTGAAGGTCCTTGTCAGAGGAGACCACAATTGTTTCTGTGTCTTTTAAAATGTATCTTGCGATATATCCGATAACATCGTCCGCTTCACAGTCCTTTACGTAAATCTGAGTTATTGGTAGATTGCCCAAGGCTTTGACCAACAACGAGATCTGCATGGTGTGGTTGCTAACTGTCGCGGGAATGTCATCCTCATAATATCTATTCAGCGTCGCCGGTCTTCGCCCCATTTTATAGGATCCGGCAATTGCACGCCGCCTCATATTGCCGCCCGATTCCCACACGACAATAAGCCGCGAAGGGTTGAACTGCTCGCAGAGAATTCCCAGGCCCTTCAAAAAGCCCAGGAATCCTCCAACGTGCTCGCCGTTGTCGGACATTGAAGGATTGACGCAAAAATGCCGCGTAAACACATTTAGGCCATCACACACCAAAATTGGATTTTTCACCTATGCCTCGAGTGCTTGCAGACTTTCTTCCATGTCGTCGGCTATGGCTTTTACTTCTTCATAAGACTCTGTGTCAATATCCATCTGGTTAGGATCAGAAAGCTTTCTGACAAAAGCATCTTCAATCAAGTCTTCCAAATAATCTTTGTATTCGGGATTAGTTAAAATTTTATCAAAATCTGATTTATAAAACTTTTTTTCCACAAATACTTCGCCAGTTTTTTCATCAACTACGTGCAATGTTTTCCAGGTGCTAGTACCTGTAACACTGACTAATTTTCCATTACTTTTTGATTCTCCGTGTTTTCTTAGCTCGTCAAAAAGCTGCTCGTGTTCTCTGATTCCCTTGCCAAAGTGAATTTCAAAATTGCAGGTTCGGAAGGGCGCAGCAACCTTGTTTTTGATGGTCTTTGCCGACACATTAATGCCAATGATTTCGCCGTCCTTATTTTTGATAGGCTGACCTGCACCAAGCTTAATGCGCACTGAGGAGTGGAAGGGAATAGATTTTCCACCCGGTGTCGTAGTTGGATCGCCATACATTACGCCAATTTTCATGCGAATCTGA